AGTCGCTAGGAGATACTTCTCTTACTACTTCTGATAGGACTACTTTGTCATCAATAGTTTTTACGAATGCGCTGCACGCTCTAAATCTCATTTCAGAAGGGTTTATTTTTTCTCCATACAAAGTTTCGCACATGTCAGAAACTTTCATCGTAGTGCAGTTATTATACAAGAAGTCTCTTTCTTCTTGAGATAGCTCGTAAGCTTCTTTTTTATCTGAGGTGGCGATAGTTTTTTTGCCTCTAGAAGCTAGATAGGTTTTTATAGCCTTGCCATAAACACTTCTTCCGTCTCTATATTTTTCATCTATATTAGGAAAGACCAAAGCAACTAACTCTTTAATAGCGGTAACGCCTTTGTTATCATACAAGTCGTCTATCTGAGATTGTTGTTCTTTNGTTAAAATAATTTCGTCTTTCTTTTTCATATGTTTACATCCTCAAAAATAATTTCTTTAGCTTTTTCAATAATAGATTTTTTAATGTTTTTTATTTGCTTATAGCCCGGGCTGCGATTTTTCTCTGAGGTTTTGTATCCTAAAATTTTAGCCACTTCTTGTTCAGTCTTGTTTTTTAAATATAAGTTTTCATAAACTGTCCACTCATTTGATTTTAAGACTTTTTTAAGTTTAAGGTTTAGCCTTTTCAGAACCGTGTCAAAGTCAAACTCTTGAAGCTCAAGTTTCTCTGTTTCTTGCTCAACTGATTCTAGGGGCGTTGGCAACTTAGTTAGATAAGCTGCTTTTTTAGTTTTTTCCCATTGCGCAAATAACGGGCATGAAGAACATTGGGTGCCGTAGATATAGCATAAAGAGTCGGACTCTGCCGCAGCACATTTCAAACAGGGTCTGCAATAATTTCCATAGTTGTTCCTAATTAAATTTTTTATCTGATTTGAAATCAGAGTATTTATCCAAGGTGCAAGAGATTTAGATTGGTCATATAGGTGCCATTTTTTAAAAATATGTATTCTGATAATTTGAGAAACATCATCAAAATCCATCCAAGATAAAGCCGTTAAGTTCCAACGACTTCTCCTCTTATTTATTTCGAGGTCTATTTTTTCTATACAGTCTTCGAACTTTAGCTTCTTTTTTCTTGGCATGCTAGAACTTCTTTATGCTCCCAGCATCATTTAAAAAGTCCTTCTCAATATTTGTTTTTGTATAACTTGCATCTCTTTCTCTAGATTCTCCTGCGTCTCCCTCTGTAGCACTGCCCACAATATCTCCCAATCTGTGTACGTTCGAGTTAAAAGATTTAAAGTCAAACTCTAATGAATCTATGCCTACTTGAAAATTATCTTCGTCATCGTAATCTTCTTCTATTGTTTGTTCGATTACTTTTTTAACCGAGGTCTTCGCAGTAGAAGCCATATACGGTTTTCCACAACTACTGCAGAATTTGGGTTTCTGCATAGAATAAGAAGTTCCGGCGCCACAACTACTACAATAAATCTTCATAAAGTTATTTACACTATATATTTTATAACTTTTTTAAAAATATACAAAAAAAAGTGTAAGTTTTAGTATGGAAAATATAAAGTTTTCCAACTGCGAAGGTGTGGAATATGAAATAAAGTGGCGAAAACCTCATCGTAGCTACAATGCTGACGGGCTCTGCTGCAATCCACAAGTAAAAGACCCAAAGATACTAATAGACCCAACTCTTAGAGAAAACAGAACTCTTAGTGTTTTGATAGAAGAAGTTACCCACGCTTTCTTTTGGGACATTCCAGAAAAAGACGTGAGAAAGTTCGCTCCAAGGTTAGCTAAAATTATTAAAAAAGCTGGCTGGGCTAAAGAGGGATCTGATTGACTTTTGTTACTATAAATTTCGTAAGTTCGGATCTAACAATATCACTTTCGTCGAACTCGAAAGTATGAATACCCATAGATCTACTCTCGTCGTCGTCAAAAGCATCGTAAAGCTTCTCGAAGCCCCCTCTGTTACCGTTTTTTAAATCAGTCTGCATTGGGTCTGCCATGATAAAACAACGTGAGTATTTCCCTATTCTTGTGAGAACTGTGACTATCTCTCGAAATGAACTGTTTTGAGCTTCGTCGAGAAGTATAGCTTTGCTGTTCCAACTCATACCCCTAGCGAAGTTTACAGGATGAATAGATACTCTTTTTTCTTTTTGTAGCTTTTTCACAGTTTCTTCGCTTAATAGCTCATCTAGCTTATCCATGAAAGGTAAGTTATAATAATGGAGTTTTTCATCTGCATCTCCGGGGAGAAAACCTAAACGAGAATCCGAGCTTTCTACAGCAGAACGCATATAGATAACATCTGAGACTTTAGAGTTATTTAATAATTGAAGCGCAGAATAAACCGCGGTTAAAGTCTTAGAACTTCCGGCTGGGCCTTTGCATAATATTAGCCTCGAACTTTTATTAAGAGATAATTCTATAAATCGTTTTTGTTTTTCTGTCCAAGGTAATTCGTCTATATAAAAATTGTCTTTTGGCTTAATAGGTTCTCTTTGATGAATTTTGACCTTACCGTCCGTTACTTCAAGAGACTCAAAGTCTCCCGTACGTTTAACTTTTGCCATCGTCTATATTTTACACTTAATTTAGTGTAATTACTATAAAAGTTATGAATGAGGTTACTAACATAGCGCCTTCAGAAGTTGTTAACGTTATAGGAGAAGGAATCTCTAAGGAGCAAGCAGAGACATTCGCTCAGCAAATGGTGGGTGATTATGGCTGGCTACTTCTTGTTGCAATAATAACTATTATGGCAAAAGACATGATTATGAATTTCGTTCAAGGTGTTCTCGTGTTTATGGGAAATGATTTCAATAACGATGACATTATTTATATTTCTGGACGACAAGCTCGTATAGTTCGCGTCGGAATTCGTAATACGGTTTTTTATATGACAGATCGTAAAACTAAGATGTTGGTGCCTAACGAACAGTTAAAACAACTTACGATTGAAAAAACTCTTCCTAAGAATGGCGGAGAGCCATATTTGCCTAAAGCTAGCGATCCGGGATTTGTGGGCTGGGAAGAAGTGCCTCTACCGCAGTCACCTATGAAAGTTGAAGTCGTTGAGAAAGAAAATAAAAGAACTACAAGGAAATAATTTAAATGAGCCAAGGAACTAATCCAACTTATAACGGCGAGGGGAAAACTACTCTTCTCAACATGATTCACTCGGCACCAGATAAAGCCGAATTGACAGGGTACAGGCCTCATATTTCAGATGTTTTAACTTCTGGAAATGTTTTAGATGATTCGTACTTGAGAAATTATTTAGGAAGAGAGTATTATAGAGCTTTGCACAATGCTGGACTAGATGATCAGATTTTAGATTCTGTTGATGGTTCTTTTCGACCTATAACCCTGACTGGCCTTTACTCAGATTAACATTCCACTCTTTAGGAATAGTATAGTCAGGAGTATTTTCTTTTATAAGAGCCTCGCGCCATTCTGCTTTGGAATACTCAGAAAGTAGAATATGATTACCTGTATTTGTATCTTCCGATGGAGTCCACCTTTTCGCTAGCTGATACATTTGAGCTTCCTCATAAGCGAGCATATGTGTTAAGCTGGCAAACTTTTTTAATAGACTTTTTTTAGGAGGTGGGTTTATACCTCTTTCTATTTTGCGCCACATAGTTTTTCCCACTCCTATTATTTTAGCAAACTTGTCAAGATTTTTAAAATACTTTANCCTATACTGTTTTACATACTCGTTGAACTTCATTTTTTTCTATTCTTCCATCTCTNCTTACAAGCAGCAATTTCTGGCCCCCAACTTTTCCTATCAAAATCTAAATTTTCTCTTTTCGCGGCTATAAACCAAGCCGCCTTTCCTCCATCTGGAGTATTCCAAACACCGGGATACTCGTTTTTAGTATAACCTCTTTTTAGAAGCTCTTCACTTACTTGGCCTCTTGTCATTAATTTTGATTCGTTCATGTTGTCTAGTTGTATAAATATGATGAAGCTCGTCATAAGCTTCGTTGTAATTCCATTGAGGGCACTTAAAAGACATCGTTCTGTGTTTAGGGTAGTCTTCCTGCCATACCCAAGTGCCGCTACAGCCAGTAGAAAGAAAAAGAAGTATGAAGCATAAAATTAATCCGCCGATGGGA